TAACTACTTGATATAAAGTTCCTGCTACTAATGAACCTGCAGCAACTACTGAACCATTTTGTGTATAGTTAGATGTTCCGCCAGCTACTAAAACTGCTAATACATCTGTATCTACTTGAACTGAAGCAGCTTGGATTGCTTTCATAGCTGTTTGGTCAACATAGTCTACTGGATTATAAGTTTTTCTTAGTTGGTTTTTGTCTATCATTTTGTAAATATATTTGTCTTGAGGATCATTAATTGTAACGAAAGTTCCAGCTGGATCTGATGCTGTTGCTAATGTACCTGGGCTATAATTTCCCATTGATTCTGTTCCTGCTACCCATACTTTAAAGCTATCTGTAGGGTTTTCATAAATCATATTACCTATTTTTGGTAATACTAAAGTTTCTTCTAAAATTTTTGCTGCTAATGCGCTATAACTTAGAGGTCTTACTGACCCTGTTACTCCATAATCTGCCATATTAATCTCCTTTTAACGCCTCATGGGCGAATTTGTTTTATTTCTTTTTCTTATTAGCCATGTATCTAGCTAATGCTTCATCTGTTTCTACTTGTGGTACATCACCTTTATTGTTAGATTGTGTACCAATAGATAATTTTACTCCTGCTGTTTTAGATGTAAACATACTACCATATTTTTCTTTTACTAGAGCTAAACCTTCTTTAATAGATTGACCATCGGTCATATTGATTTTAGCTAATGCGATTGCATCTGTAAGATTTTCACTAGGTAGTCCTAATTCTAATGCAGCTATTTGAGCATTTAATGATTCTTCTTTAGCCTTATAAGATGTTTCAATATCTTTATAAGAGTCTAATTTTTCTTGAAGTTTATCTTGTTCTGATTTTTGACTATCTTGGAATTCTTTAAGAGCATCAAATTGTTTTCTGACTTCTTTAGGGTTAAAGGCATCAAAACCTAGGTCCTTTGATAATTCTTTAAGTAATTCAACTTTAGTCGGTGTAGGTGTTTCTACTTTAGTTTCAATAACACCAGTAGTTACATCTGTTGCTGTTGCGTCAGTTGTTGCTGTATTGTCTTCGTTCATAAATTGCCTCCATTTAAAGTGTGTCCACTGATTTTTGTGTTTCTACATATTTTTATAGACGTATGTATGTCTGCTATATCAATGGAGTAAACATCGTCTTAATGACAGATACCATTGCTGCATCCATAAGAGGATTAGTATAAGTTGGTATTGTTTGTCCTAAGAGAACTCCTGTAAACATGCTGTTTTTAATTGTTGTTGAATCTCCTACTAAGGCATCGATTGATTTCTGTACCTCATCTATAGTACCAAAGATTTCTTCATCTGTTAGTGCTATATCTGATTTAAGAGGTAAGGAGCCTATCTTCTTAAACTTAGCATTGTTTCTTCTTAAATGAGCAAATACCCAATGTCCTTTTGAAGAACTTCTTAGTATATCATCTATTAGATGTGCTCTATTTGTATAACTATATAAAGATCCATTGTGGAATCTTATTATAAGGTCATCACCGTCAGTGCCGACAGCTGATACATTACTTGATAATGTATATTGTAAGCCTTCATTGGCAAGCATAATTTTTTCATCTGGTGATGGTCTTTTTCTCTTATAAAATCGTCCTTTATCTTCAAGTATTTGCATTATCTACACCTACTCTTTTTCTTCGTCGTCAGTTTCTTCTTCTGTATCTTCTTTAGGTTTGAATTGATCTTCTGGTAATTCTTCAACAGGTTCTGGCAATACTAATGTATCTTCTAGAGCTTGTCCATCTTCTTCCATGAAGTCTTGAATATACTTAAGATATATCAATTCTTCTTCTTTAGAGAATGTTCCAATACCATGTTCAATCTTACTATTAACTCTTAATAGAACTTGTTCATCTTCTGGCATATCTTCATGCACATATGATGTAGCAAATTTTAAATCCCATGAACCAGATTCTAATCCGATTTGAGCTTCTAAAGTTCTGTCTTTCATAGTCTTAACGATATAGTCTTTAAATGTGAATGTAACTTCAGATGGTTTAATAACTGCTGTTAAAGAACCTTCTTCTTCTTTCATTAAATTATGTTCTAATTGATCTACATCAAATAAGATAGGCATAATTGTATTTAAAGTATATTCCATTGATTGAACTTTATCATTACGAGTTCTAATAGAAACTTTCTCACGTTCATGTTGAGATGCCTCTCCTGAATTCATAGCTTCTAATCCTGTTATACCGAATGTTAAAGGACTAAGTCCTGCATTGTTCAATATGATTTGATAATTTTGTTTAATACCAGCTAAATGTTTATCAGTATTAATATTACCTTGTTTATATTCAACCTTATCATCAGCATCTTGTCCTACTCCACCTTTCAGCATTATATGAGTAGTTTTAAGGAAGTCTGGGTGATATCCAATACCTTCTTCATCTGTATCTGCTAATGTATCTGGCATATATCGTTGAAGTTTCGCGTCTCTTAACTCTTGAGCCCATGTTGAGTATATTTCGTCAAGGTTATTAAGTGCTGCATATGAACCACTAAAGTCTGATTCTCCCATAAGTGAATCTGGGAATTGATTGTTAATTGCTTTATTAGGTTTGTATATAGATAGACGTTTGAAATAACCTTTAATATGGATGTCTTCGAATCCTGCTGTTTCTTCTATAGTATCTAGAGGAACTTCAATCCAATCTTCTTCCTTACTAGCTGCGAAGTTTCCTATTTCTTCAAGTTTAAACTTAATATAGGCACCTTCATTATCTACTCCATATATCTCTTGTAGTTTATAAGTGTTTTCATCTTTTTTATAGAATGTTTGGAATATATCCTCTACAACTCTATTAGCAATTTTACGTGATTTATAATTTAAAGGACTAATAACTTCTAATACAGGTGTATCGAATTCTTTATGGAATGATATTTTAAATGCTACTCCACCAGCCCATGATTCTGTTTCTAAAGCTTTTCTTAATAGTTTGTCAAATGAATTCTCATTTAATATATAATCTAATCTTTCTAATGCTTCATCATTTTCTTCTTCTGAAGCGTTTTCTAATTCAATTAAGTAATCATATCCATTACCAATAACTAATGTAGCCATTGTTGAAGGAATCTTTGGAGCTACTCCTATGGTATATCTAACATGACTGTCGATACCAGCTGAGTTATTAATGAAAGCAGTTGCCCAAAACCATGTACGCTCAAGCATTTTATCTGCATTAGTAGAATTGAATCGTCTAGTCTTAAAACTAGCAGAGACTTCATCCTTAGTAGTTCTTTGTTGATGTGTAACTTGTGTATAGAATCTTGATAAGTCTTTTACTTCGCCTGAGTACCAAGCTTTGTTTTCTAATAATCTCATTCCATATCTTACATTATCTGTTTGAGTATATGGCATGTTTGTTAATAAGGGATTAAATTCCACTTCATTACTCCTTCCTAGTAAGTATTTGCTTACTTTCTTATTGAATTTAATTTGCTGTCTTTTCTTATACTTCTTGAACACTTGATCGCCTCCTGTCTACTTTTTTAATTACTAAACTATCATAGGTCTTTTGAATCACCTGGGTCTAAGCTTAGTCATTTACATTTTTGAACATTTTATTTAACGTGTAGCATATTTCTTAAAAATGGTGATTGGCCATATTCTACACTATCAACATAATCTTTATGTTTATGAAAGCCAAATTCTCTTGGATTAGGTTTACCCCTATCCTTAGCCCATGTAGCTGCTAGGAAAGCATCATATACTTCCATTTGGTTATCTACTATAATTAGTCTGCCATCTTCAAAGAGCTTTGCTCCTGCTATACATCTTTGTAATACTCTGAACTTAAATAGTTCTCCTGTTTGAATTCCTAATGTTCTTAATTTAGGATCGAGCTCATCTCTAACGATGGCTCCACCTCCTGCATAATCAAAGAAGGCTCCATATATCTTAAGTCCACGCTTTATATATGGTTCAAACCATTTCATAAAGGCTTCCCACATTACAGTGGTTCCTACCTTATTTATCTTTAGCATATCTATAACGACATGCTCTTGGTAATTTAGTGTAAATCCATTAAGTGTGAATACAGTAAAGTCAACTGAGCCTACGTCTACACCCAGTGAAAATTTCTTAAAGAAGAAATCATCAAATACTGTTGCATATGGTGTTAAATTCTTCTCAAATGTCATATAATCAGCAAATATAGCACCTTCTCTAACTCCTCTTCCACCTTCAATAAGTGTAAGCCAGTCATGAGATCCTTTTGATACTGATTGTTTAATTCTTGCTATGTCTTCTTCTGTTAATGTTGGATTATCATCAAAACCAAAATGATAGTATCGCCATGATTCTTTAGGCTCTGCTGCCATCAATTGGTCATATGTTGATTTAAGTGTTGTGCTTGAAATTAATTCTTCTACATATTGTGGTAAAGGTCTACAACAATTTAAGTAATGTGTATATACTCTTAATTGTGGTGCTGCTCCATTACTATTACAATATAGAAATGATTCAGGTCTTCTTATACCTCTTAGAAATAGTTCACCAAGGAAGTCATCATTAGCTAGATTGATTTCTTCTGCTAATATACCTGATGCATTACCACCACGTAACTTTCTCCATGAATTACTACTTGAATAACCAATGAAGTATATAATCTTCTTTCCTTTAGGATGCTTAACTTCTATTCTAGCTCCTCCGCCTTGATTGTCTGAACGGAAGGTACAGAATGGACTAAACATATTAAAGAAGGATGCATCATCATCGATGAACATCTGTTTGGCTACTGGTACTGAAGTTGCACATATATAGAATTTAGTATGAGCTGCTTCTGATGCTAAAACTTTTTGAAAGAATTTAATTCCTAATAGCAATGATTTACCTGTGGAAGTTGTTCCTTCTACAAATATAACTCTTGAATCATCTTTCATTAAATCGACAGCTTTAGGAGATAGACCTACGTCTGTTAGTCTCATATTACTTACCGAATTTAGCTATATCATTCATTAACTCTAACATTTCTTCTGTATTGTCTGAATGTGTTTCTAATTCCTTTTCTTTGAATCCTAGGTTATCTTGATGTATATTTAATTTAAGTGAGTTGTCTATTAGTTTACCTTGGTATCTAACTGCTTCTTGCATAATACGCATAACGACATCTAATTCACCACGACCTGCTTTATTTGTAGGTGCAGTTATTTCGTCTATCATTCCTGAATAGAATGCAAAACCTTTGTTAATGATGTTGTCTACATTGTGACCTACATCATCTATATTTTCTAGTACAATGGCTTTAACTGAACTTGCTATCTCTTCTCTTGGTATAAGGTCTTCATTGTCTAATACTATAGCTCTAATAGTAGATGTTGATCTGCTATATTTCTTGCCTAGCTTAACATTGCTCATACCTAATGATCTATCTGCCATAATGTTTTTAATCTCTTCTATAGTTCGTTTACGATAGGGTCTAGCCATAATGACCACCCACAGTAATTAAACTTAAAGTCTTATATTTAATCATTTAATTCATCTCCCATTTTATAGTGTTTGTCTCACATATTACAGGTTTCAAGTCCCCGTAGACTTAGTGAAAAACAGGCCTAGTAAGACCTAGTTTAGAGGTTTCTTGTTAATTTATATCTATAATTTACTTATCTAGTAATTTGGAGCAAATAGAGAGAATCGAACTCTCATCCAGAGGTTGGAAACCTCGTATTCTACCATTGAACTACATTTGCATTGTATTTTATATAATTGAGCAGTTTAAGTCTTTTCCGATTTTAAACGATCGGCCCGAATGGTGGGCAAGGAGAGACTCGAACCAGTGGCATCCGCGTTATGGGCACGGCGCTCTAACCAACTGAGCTATAGAACCTGGTAATGAAAACCAATTTCGCTTGATATTGGATACTTTTTAGCGCTATTTTCTTCTAAAAGAACTCTGGCACATGTGCTATATTCATTTTACACATTAATAGAGCTTACATCTAAGGAATTTGTATTCATAACTTTACCTCTACATCTTTCCTATATTTATTTTTAAGTTAAGGATAATGTCTACATTCCGAAGAACGGGGTACATCGACATCATTTTACATTAGAAGCCAGTTTACTCTGGAAACAACGTTTCTAAGAGAACTTGTTTAAGCAGTTTTTGTTTTGTCTGTGACTCCCCTTGCTTACTTTAAACTCTTACCTCGGATTTAATTTGTACTTTAATAGCCATCCGGCGTACCGGCCACTCAAGATGTCCAAATAAAAACCTTAACTTTAAAATCTTACAAATAGGCTTATAAATAGCAGACTGAAAGGATTCCCACCTTCCATATGTCA